TGTAATTGTACATACCCCCCACCAGCACCTCCTGCACCTGGAGTATTACCTTGGGCAGGTTATTTTGTTAAACCATTTAGTGGAAGTCCATTGAGTTCTTTAGATTTTAAAGATATGGTATCACTCGCTGGTGGTATAGCTATAGTTGGTGTAGACACTTTAGTCGGTGTTTCTAGTGAAATAACTCAAACTGAAAATCAAAATGATGTAGTTTCTGCGATTGGAACAGCTATAGCTAAAGGATTTATAGAGGGAGAACAAACACAGGAACCAGAAATTGCAGCAGCTATAAAATCTATAATATATGGTGATGAAGCCGAATTAATAGAATCATCTACACTACTTGCCTCAATATAAATCGGTGTAAATTTTAACTTATTATATTTATTAACAAATAGAACAATAATTTTTATGAAATCAGACATTTTATTATCACTAATTAAAGAAGTGGTTAAGAATGAAGTAAAAGCACAAGTGAAAGAAGAAGTTGCTAAACTTATCAAATCTGGTGCGGTTACTTTAAATTTACCAAAAAAACCAACTGCTCCTACTCTAAAGGAAGCAATTAAATCGGTAGACCCATTTGAGGCTGCAACCACTGCGTTACAACAAAGTAGAAAAGTAGTACAACCTCAACAAAGACCTCAAATCAAAAAGGAATTTTCCAAAGACCCTATGATTAATGAGATTCTTAATATGACACAACCATTTTCAGCAGAGCAACGCAAGGAAGGTGCTCAAGCAGTTGGTAGTGTATTAGATATGATTAAACCAGAATTAAGGGTTGATGAAAGTGATTGGGAAACTATGGATTTTAGAGAATCAAACATTCCTCAAAACATTCCACAACAATTACAATCAACTGGAGATGGGTTACAGGATGCTACATTGAAAGCATTAACAAGAAATTATTCGGAATTAGTTAAAAGATTTTAATAATGGCAATAGAGTTAGGTAACGTAAAAGTAGCAGATTTAGCGGAAAATGATTATAAGATATTAGGAATTGGGATATGCAAATCTTCAAATTCTAATGGTGTATTTTCTACAAACTACACTACTCTAACTCAAGCAAAAGATAATTTAAAAAACCTAATACTAACAAAAAAGGGAGAAAGATTAATGAATCCTGATTTTGGGTGTGATGTTTGGTTGGTGTTATTTGAACAGATGGATGGTGCTACAATTGAATCAAGAATTGAAACATCTATTGTAGATGCAGTTGATACTTGGCTACCATATTTAAGTTTAACTTCAATAGTATTTGATTACGATGATAATGATATTGATACAAACAGAATATCGTTAGACATTCAATTTGCGTTAGCATCAAATCCAAATTTAACAGAATCAGTACAAATAAATATAAATAATTAGTAATGGCAATTAATCCATCAAATAAAAGTTGGGGTAGTGATACAAAAAACATCAATTACATTGGTAAAGATTTTGCTACGTTTAAGCAAAATTTGATAGATTTTACTAAAACCTATTTCCCAAATACATATTCAGATTTTAATGAAGCATCACCTGGTATGGTGTTTATTGAACAAGCTGCAGCAATTGGAGATGTTCTTTCATTTTACCAAGATACTCAATTAAAAGAATCAATGTTATCACACGCTACGGAACGTAAAAATGTGGTATCATTGGCACAATCTATGGGGTATAAACCCAAAGTAACTTCACCTGCTATAACTACATTAACCGTTTATCAATTAATACCATCCGTTTATAGAGCTGCTTCAAATTCAGGAGTAAATTATGAAGCTGATTCTAGATTCTATTTTAAAATAAAAGCTGGATTTGAGGTACAATCATCCACAAATAGTAATGTATCGTTTATAACAACTGATGCAATTGATTTTGCAAATCCAACTGATAGAACAATTGAAGTATATGAAAGGGATTCCACAACAGGTACTCCTACTCAATATTTAGTATCTAAAAAAATTAAAGCAATATCAGCTAGAGAAAATACTACTGGTATTACATTAGGCAGTGATACGGATTATCCAACTGTACAATTATCTGAAACTAACATTATACAAATAGTATCAATAGCAGATTCCCAAAATAACAGATATTATGAAGTTCCATATTTGGCTCAAGAAAGTATATTTGTAGAACAACCCAATGTGAATGAATTATCATACTATTCTGGTTCAGTTCCATATATTTTAGAAGTACAAAAAGTACCTCGTAGATTTTCTGTAAAAATTAATTCGGATAATACAACCGAAATACAATTTGGAAGTGGTGATGTTAATTTAAGAGATGAGCAAATATTACCCAATACAAAAAATATAGGATTAGGTTTGGCAAATTCTGTTAATAGATTAAATCACGGAATTGACCCATCTAATTTTTTAAAAACTAATACATTTGGTATAGCACCTGCTGGACAAACATTAACTATAAAGTATTTAACAGGTGGTGGAATTGCATCAAATGTGAATGTTGGTGATTTAACAAAAATTCAAAAAGTTGAATTTGATGATGATTTGTTAGCTATACCATCTGGAATTGTTGGAATGTATAACTCATTTAAATCATCAATTGCAGTAGAAAATTTGGAACCTGCAATAGGGGGTAGAGGAGCAGAAAGTATTGAAGAAATTAGACAAAATGCTTTAGCAACATTTGGTTCACAAAACAGAGCAGTAACTAAACAGGATTATATAGTAAGAGCATTATCATTGCCAGAAAGATATGGAAGTGTTGCGAAAGTGTATGTATCACAAGATGGTGAGATAGATAATAATTCACCCGCATCTATTTTATCTAGTCCAGCATCTATCGCAGAATTTACTAATTTAGTAGACGGATTTAAGGGTATGAGTAAATCTGATATCCAAGGTGAATTAATTAAATATCTTTCAACTAAAAAATCATCATTGAATGAAGTAAATAACCCATTTGCAATTAATATGTATGTTTTAGGGTATGATGTTAATAAACATTTAACTCCAATAAATCAGGCAGTTAAACAGAACCTAAAAACATATTTAGGAGAGTATCGAATGATTACAGATGCGGTGAATATGATTGATGGATTTGTTGTAAATATAGGTGTTGACTTTGATGTAATATGTTATTCAAACTACAATAAAAGAGAAGTTGTTACCAATTGTTTAGTTAAAGTACAAGATTACTTTAATATAGATAATTGGACATTTAATAAACCAATAAACATTTCTGAATTAGAATTAATACTTGCAAACGTAGAAGGAGTAATGAGTGTACCATCCGTAAAGATATCAAATTTATGTGGTGGAGATGGAAATTATTCACCAAATAAATATAACATCGATGAAGCAACTCGAGGTAAGATAGTATATCCATCTTTAGACCCTTGCATTTTCGAAGTAAAATACCCTAACAAAGATATAAAAGGAAGAGCTTTATAATATGCATAAATTATTCACATCATCGTTCGATGCCAGTATCTACTTACAACAACCAGACCAAAATGCAGGTAGAGATGAGATATTAGAGGTTGGTAAATTATATTATGGTTCCACTAAAGACATAGCTAGAACCTTAATAAAATTTGATGTAGCTAATATGGGAATCCCAAGTGGCTCTATTGTTTATTTAAATCTAAAATCTTCTCAAGCAGAAGAAATTCCATTGGAATATACAATCCATGCTAACGCAGTATCACAGAGTTGGTCAATGGGTACTGGTACTAAATTTGATAATATTACATCGGATGGTGTAAGTTGGAAATACCGAAATGGTGTTGATACTTGGCAAGATAATGTTACTGCAGGAACCGCGGTATTTACATCAGGAACAACTGGGTCTGCAAACGCGGAAGGTGGAACATGGCACACCGCATCACAGGCATCTCAATCTTATAACTATGAAGATGCTGATATCAGAATTAATGTGACTGGTATAGTTAATAGATGGTTAAGTGGTTCTATACCAAATAATGGATTCATATTACATCATGGATTAGAAAATGAAGAAAATACATTAGATTATGGTGTATTG